ATCCTTATAGAATGGAGGTTTTCGGGCATTGCGGAACAAGAGAACAAGAATTTACCTATTGGTATCTATCATAAAAAAAGAGGTAGTAAAGGAACGTAAATATGGGTGCGTGCGCGTGTATAGGAAATGTTGTTCTTCTTGTTCCGCTTGTTCCGGCAGAAAAATATGAGAGAAAAAATGATAGAACACAAGTTGACAATCGCGGCAAAAAACATGGGAGGCATCGCGCTGAAGTTCGTAAATCCGGGTCTTGACGGAATGCCTGACCGCGTCGTGCTTTTACCGGGCGGTCATATGGGCTTTGTGGAGGTAAAGTCAATGGGCTGCAAGCCGCGACCGCTTCAATTGGCAAGACATCGGCTCCTGCGAGGACTTGGCTTCAAAGTATGTGTGCTGGACGATGAACAGCAGATTGGAGGGATTCTTGATGAAATACGAACCACATAACTACCAGACCTTTGCTATCAATTACATCGAGAAGCACCCAATCGCTGCTGTCCTACTGGACATGGGTCTTGGTAAAACGAGCATCACGCTGACTGCTCTGAATGACCTGTTATTTGATAGTTTCGAGGCACATCGTATTCTGGTAATCGCACCGCTGCGAGTGGCACGGGACACATGGCCTGCTGAAGCAGATAAGTGGGATCACCTGCAGAGCCTCATTTGCTCCGTGGCAGTAGGCACCGAGTCAGAACGCCGGTCGGCACTTTTGAAGCCCGCTGACATCTATATCATCAACCGAGAAAATGTCCAGTGGCTCATTGAGGAAAGCAAGCTGCCATTTAACTTCGACACTGTCGTTGTTGACGAGCTGTCCTCCTTCAAGAATTACCAAGCAAAGCGGTTCCGGGCGATGATGAAAGTGCGACCAACTGTCAAACGCATCATCGGGCTGACTGGCACTCCTTCCGCAAACGGGCTCATGGATTTGTGGGCAGAATTCCGGCTTTTGGATATGGGTGCTCGGCTCGGACGGTTTATCAGCCACTATCGTCTCGATTACTTCCAGCCGGACAAGCGTAACGGACAGGTCATATTCAGTTACAAGCCACTACCTGGAGCGGAACAGCGGATATATGACAAAATCTCCGACATCACCATCAGCATGAAATCCACCGACCACCTAAAAATGCCGGAGCTCATCAGCAGTGAGTATACAGTGCAGCTCTCCGATGATGAGAAAAAGCGATACGACGAATTGAAGCAAGATCTTGTGCTGCAGCTTCCGGGTGGCGATATTACTGCTGCCAATGCTGCCGCTCTCACCGGCAAGTTGTATCAGATGGCAAACGGCGCTATTTATACCGACGATGGCAGCACCATCACGATTCACGACCGAAAGCTCGATGCGTTGGAGGACATCATCGAAGCTGCCGGTGACAAGCCGCTTCTGGTGGCGTACTGGTTCAAGCATGACCTCGTCCGTATCACCGAGCGACTGCAAAAGCTCCATATTCCGTTCTCCAAGCTGGATAGTGCCGAAAGCATAAAGCGGTGGAATGACGGTGAGCTTCCCGTGGCACTGGTACATCCCGCCTCTGCCGGTCATGGGCTAAACCTGCAAAGCGGCGGTTCCTGCATCGTCTGGTTTGGGCTGACATGGTCACTGGAGCTTTACCAGCAGACCAACGCCCGCTTGTGGCGACAGGGACAGAGTGCCAAAACGGTTGTGGTGCAGCACATCGTTACCAAAGGCACTATCGATGAGCGGATACTGAAGGTGCTGTCTAAAAAGGACAGCACACAGGCTGCGTTAATCGAAGCGGTAAAAGCCGACCTGCAAATCTGAGACAATCAACGACAATCCGTGCCAATCCGAGAGAAATAAAAAAATCGGAGGTACAGATAATGGATACACCTTATGAAAATCTGGCAAATGCAATCGTACTGCAGGCGGTTAAGGACTACCGGCTTCACGATGATGAGCAGGAGCTTGCCAGCATCGAGCGCTTCTTCCGTTCCGGTTGGTTTGGAGTCCTGACGCGCATCGACCCTGAGATGCTGATTGCCAAGCTGAGAAAGGAAAAGGTGCGCTATGAATACTAAAACCTACCTTTCTCAGGCGCGTTATCTGGATATGCGTATTAAGTCCAAGCTTCAGCAGGTTGATTCCCTGAACGAGCTGGCGACGACCTGCACTTCTGTATTGACGGGTATGCCGCGCAATCCCAGCGGCTCAACCTCACGCATGGCAGATGCCATTTGTAAGATCGTTGACCTTCAGAACGGAATTAACCGCGACATTGACATGTTGGTTGACCTCAAGAAAGAAATCATGGGCGTCATCAAAGCTGTGGTAAATCCGGAGCACCAGACCCTTTTGGAGAAGCGTTACCTCTGCTTCCTTTCTTGGGAGAAAATTGCGGTGGACATGGGCTACGACCTGCGTTATACACACAAGCTCCACATTCGGGCGCTGGAGGAATGTAAAATTCCTGCTTCACCTGAAGTAGACATGAAAAGACACTGAAAGACACCTGCATCTTATGATAGTATTATAATCAGGAAAACAGAATCCAAGAGAGCCTTGTGGGAGCAATCCCGCAGGGCTTTTCTTATGCCCGCAAGGAGGTGAACCAATGCCCTACAAACCCAAACGTCCCTGTGCCTATCCCGGCTGCGGTCGGCTCGCTGTACGTGAGCAATACTGTGCCGAGCATCAGAAGGTCATGGACAAACAGTACAACCAGTACGAGCGTGACCCCAAGTCCAACAAACGCTACGGCAGAAGCTGGAAGCGCATCCGTGACCGCTTCATTAAGGCGCATCCTCTCTGCGAGGAGTGTCAGAAGCAAGGCAAGCTGACGCCTGCCGAGGAAGTTCACCACATCCTCCCGCTCTCCAAAGGCGGTGGCAACGAGAAGAGCAATCTCATGGCTCTTTGTAAATCCTGTCACTCCCGAATCACAGCCGAGAGCGGCGACCGGTGGGGGCGGTAAAATCTCTAAAACTTTTTTAAGCGGACAGCGGCGTGGGGCTTCGTGTTGAAAAACGCAGTTTCAAAGGGTTGAATAGCCCAAGTCAAAAAGGAGTGTGATGAGTATGGCAAAAGACGGTACCTGTAGAGGCGGTGCTCGCGTCGGTGCGGGCGCTAAAAAGAAGCCACTCGCCGACAAAATATCAGCTGGTAATCCAGGCGGCAGGAAGCTGAAGGTGATGGAGTTCACTGACGCGCCTGCGCTCGAAGGTTGTGAAATGCCGGAGCCGAACAAGATGCTGTCAGCAGAGCAAAAGGATGGTACGACGCTTGCCGCCGCTGAAATATATAAAAACACATGGGCGTGGCTAAATGCGCGTGGCTGCGCGGCGCTGGTTTCTCCACAGCTTCTGGAACGTTACGCCATGAGTGTGGCACGTTGGATTCAATGCGAGGAAGCTGTGTCGAGCTTCGGCTTCTTGGCGCGACATCCTACCACCGGCAACGCAATCCAAAGCCCATATGTGGCGATGGGACAAAACTACATGAGTCAGACCAACCGCCTGTGGTATGAGATCTTCCAGATTGTAAAGGAAAACTGCACCGGCGAATATAGCGGCGCGAATCCGCAGGATGATGTTATGGAGCGCCTGCTTACTGCGAGGAGGGGCAAATAAGTGAATATTCGCAATCTAAAGCTGTCGGATTTGAATCCGGCAAAATATAACCCTCGCAAAGAGCTAAAGCCGGGCGATTCGGAGTTTGAAAAGCTCAAGCGTTCTATTGAGAGCTTCGGTTACGTCGAGCTCATCGTCGTAAACGAGGCGACGGGCTTCACCGTCATTTCAGGTCATCAGCGGCTTTCAGTTTTGAAGGTGCTCGGTTATGACAGCGTGGAGTGCATCGTGGTGAGCCTTGATGCCACCCGCGAAAAGGCGCTCAACATCGCCATGAACAAAATCTCTGGCGAGTGGGATACGAAAAAGCTCGAAACCCTGCTGTCGGATTTGAAGGCAGAGGACTTCGACGTTACGCTGACCGGCTTCGATACCTGCGAGATCGGACTCATGCTCGGCGTTGAGGATGAAATCGTGCAGGACGAAGTGCCGGAGGTCGATGCTGACGCTCCGACAATATGCCAGCCGGGTGAGCTATGGCAGCTCGGTCGGCATCGCCTGCTCTGCGGCAGCAGCACGGATAGAAACGATGTGGCGTTGCTCATGAATGGTCAGCACAGCAAGCTGCTGTTCACCTCACCGCCATACAGCGATATGCGTGAGTACAACGGCGGTAAAGACCTGTCTGTTGAAAGCATCGCACAGTTCCTGCCGTGCTACGAACCCTCAACCGCGCTGCAAGCTGTCAACCTTGGCATCCAGCGCAAGGACGGCGAGATCTATCCATACTGGAATGTCTACATCGATACGGCGAACAAAGCTGGTCTGAAGCTGCTGGCGTGGAATGTGTGGGATAAGCTGACCTGCGGCAGTGTTGGACAGCAAAGCGCAATGATACCGATTCGGCACGAATGGATTTTCTGTTTCGGTAAAGAGTCGGTGACGGTCAATCCCACGTGGCGAAAGAAAGAATCCAGCATTTATTCCGGCGGTCGGTATAACAAGATACGTCAGGCGGACGGCTCCTTCCGTATCGCTCGGCGCGGCAACGAAACCGGTGCATTCAAAAAGATGGAGAGCCTGCTGGAGCTGCCGGAGCAGACGAGTCTGGAATCGGTTACAAAGCAACTCAGCGAAAAGGGCAAAATCCGTGCGGAACACCCTGCCACATTCCCTATGGCACTGCCCTCGGAATACATCGTAGCGTTCACCGGCGAGAACGACATCGTGGTCGAGCCTTTTGGCGGTGCGGGTACGACGCTCATTGCCTGTGAGCAACTTGACCGCATCTGCTACATTATGGAGCTCGACACGCACTACTGCGACGTTATCATAAAACGCTGGGAGAATTTCACCGGCAACACGGCTGTGAAAATAGAAAGGAAAAACTGATATGACTACTTACAAAACCGCCGAAAGTGTATGCATGGGGCACCCGGATAAGCTGTGCGACCTCATAGCCGACAGCATTCTGGATGCCTGTCTCAGAAAAGATAAATCCGCTCGCGTCGCCTGCGAAGTAATGGCGACCAAGGGGAAAATCATCGTTGCGGGCGAAATCACCTGTGACGGCAAAGTGGATATCCGTTGGGAGGTGCGCGAAGTTCTCCGAAAGGTCGGCTACAATCCGTGGAAGTTCACTGTCTTTGTGTTCGTTCACAAGCAGAGCGCCGACATCAGCGCAGGAGTGACCACTGCGCTCGAAGCCAGAAATGGCAGCGAGGAACGTTACGCTTCCATCGGCGCTGGCGACCAAGGCACAGTTTACGGTTATGCCACCAACGAAACCCGCGAGATGCTGCCGCTCCCTCTGGTGCTGGCGCATCGTATTTGTAAACGCGTAGATACCGTCCGCAAGGATAAAATCGTGAAAGGGATTCTACCGGACGGCAAGGCGCAGGTCACGGTTGAATACGAGGATGAAAAGCCGAAGCGTGTGAAAACAATCGTGGTTTCCGTTCAGCATGAAGCCAGCAAGACACAGGAACAGCTTTATTCCGATATCAAGCAGAATGTTCTTTGGCAGTGCTTTGAGGATTTCCCATTCGACGACAATACTGAAATCCTCATTAATTCCTCCGGCAGATTTGTTGAGGGTGGTCCCTCTGCTGACACTGGCTTGACTGGTCGAAAGATGATGGTGGACACCTACGGAGGTCTTGCTCTCCACGGAGGCGGAGCGTTCAGTGGCAAAGACCCAACGAAGGTCGACCGCAGCGGCGCATATATGGCGCGGTACATCGCAAAAAATATCGTCTGGAGCGACCTCGCGGATAAATGCGGAGTCGCTTTTTCTTATGCCATCGGAAAGGCTGACCCCGTGGCTGTGGACATCGACACATTTGGCACGAGCACTCTTTCCAACGAGGCACTGCGTGAGATTGTGATGTCCGTGTTCAATTTGCGTCCGGCGGCAATCATCGAAAAGCTGGTCTTGCGCAACGAAATATATGCGCGGACTGCTACCTACGGGCATTTCAATTACGGCTTATTCCCGTGGGAGGATACCAGCATGAGGCTATACGACGAACTAAGAAAGGCGGCTGAAGCGTATGCAGATAGAAAAATTGAAAATTGAGCAGCTTATCCCGTCTGACTACAACCCTCGCAAGGATTTAAAGCCCGGAGATCCTGAATACGATAAGCTGAAGCGCTCCATTGAACAATTCGGTTACGTCGAGCCGGTCATCTGGAATATGGTGACCGGCCGTGTTATAGGTGGGCATCAGCGTTTGAAGGTGCTCATCGATATGGGCATCACCGAGGTGGAGTGTGTCGTCGTCGAGCTGCCGGAGACAAAGGAAAAAGCACTCAATGTGGCGCTCAATAAAATATCCGGCGATTGGGATAAAGATAAGCTGGCGCTGCTCATTGCTGACCTGCAAGGCTCCGATTTCGATGTTTCGCTCACAGGCTTCGACCCACCCGAACTGGATGACCTATTCAAAAGCAGCATCAAAGATGGTCTGCACGATGACAATTTTGATGTCGATGAGGAGCTCAAGCAGCCGCCGGTCACTAAGCTCGGCGACCTCTGGACACTTGGTCGGCATCGGCTGGTCTGCGGAGACAGCACCAAAGCAGAAACCTTCGCCGTTCTTATGGATGACCGCAAGGCGAATTTGGTCATCACAGACCCGCCTTATAATGTAAACTACGAAGGCAGCGCCGGGAAAATCAAGAACGACAACATGGCAAACGATGCTTTTTACAATTTACTGCTGGCAGCTTTCCAGAACACTGAGGCGGTCATGGCGGACGACGCCAGTATATACATTTTCCACTCCGACACCGAAGGGCTGAACTTCAGACGGGCCTTTTCGGATGCCGGTTTTTATTTGTCTGGCTGCTGTATCTGGAAAAAGCAATCGCTGGTGTTGGGGCGTTCTCCGTATCAGTGGCAGCACGAGCCTGTGCTCTACGGCTGGAAGAAAAGCGGCAAGCATCAGTGGTACAGTGGGCGCAAGGAAACGACCATCTG